AACAGCCTTAAACAATCGTATTAAATTACCTTTTGGTTGAGTAAATTACCATTTTAGGCATTGTTCACGATGTGAATTGATACTTGCCCACTTAACGGCATAACCTTCAAAGCGAAAAGCTGTACTGCCGTCTTCTGCAGGAACAATTCGCATTTCCTGTGGTGCCAGTTGTAAAAAACGACATTTCACATCTGGCATATCCACACGCGGTTTTTCACGCATATTTAAACGACTACTTTGTTTCATTAACCTTCCCCTGTGGCGTTTGAATCAGCCGATCCAACGGCACAAGATTCGCTGCAACCAACAACTGATCACCATTTTCTTTAACTGGGTCGCCTTCCTCACGACGAATTTCGTTGATCGTAGACTGACCATTGATAATTCGTTTTGAATTAATTTCAACACGATCTTTGATTGAAGCTCTGAGTAAGTCTTTAATCTTGAATTCGAATTCATACTTATCCCAATCCACACGTTCGATCAGGTTTAGACGAATTGATTCTTCAATACGTTCAAAATAATGACGTAGACCAAACCGATAGAAAGCATCTACCAGCTCAGTAATACCGCTACCCCATGTCGTCGATCCATTCGTATCATTCACTAGGACACTAGGAACTCCATAGAAACGGCAAATTTCTTCAACTGTGAAACGCCGGTTTTCAAGAAGTTCAATATCTTCAGGTGTCAAAGACATTTTATTGAACGTCAAACCACCTTCTAAAACTGGTAAAAAGAATTCATCGCCATAAATCATGTCAGTGAATTCTTCACGAAGGCCATCACGCTGTTCTTTTTTGAGTCTGACTTTTGGATCTGTACTCAAATAACCATGTGGTTTTGCACCGTTTTCCATGATCTTGCCAACTTTGTCGTCTGTCGCAAGACCGATGCCAATCGTTCGCGCTCCATAAGCCAAAGGAGACATCCCAACAAGGCCATTGCCAAATAATTTGATATGCCAAATCTCTTTGGTTGTCAGTACTTCCTTTTTGCCGTTGAAATAAGAAACGTGATATTCAACCTTGCCTTTATCATTCAACTTTGGGGTTACAACCCCATTGTTTATGACTTCGAGCTGAATTAATTCCTTGTGCCAATAATATTTTCGTACATAAGCATTGCCATTGATCAAATTCAGCATCAAGGTTTCTTTAAACTCGATACATGTTTGATGATCATTTGGCTTATTTCGCAAAAGCTTGATCAGCTCATGGTCAAATACTTGTGTTCGGTTTCGGCTTTTATCGAAAGTAAACATTTCAATGGGTAAACTTGCCACCGTTTCAGCCAAAATTTTATGGCAAGCAAATACAGCACTGAGCGTCATTGCCCGATCAAATGTTGCTGTTCGGGCAATATTGCTTTGACTACGTGGTGAATCGAAAATCACACCGCGCTTAAATCCATCTGGTCCAGCACTTCGATTCCCGACTTCACGATCTTTAAAAACAGCAGATTGAATTCTGTCTTTTTCAAGACAGAAATTCAGCCGATGTTTTGCTACTTTTGCACTTGTCTTCATCGTCGTACCGCCACAAAATTATTCAAATAATCATCAACATCCCATTCGGCATCACCTTCACCTGGTACCAAATCAAAAACGTCCAACTTATCCCAAAGCATTGCCCGTGTAGCACCAATAATGGCAGCTACACCTGCGTCAATTTTTCGCGCTTTATCAGGCTTACGTGGGAAAATGTTGTTGTTGTTATCTTCTTTGACTTCAATGTTGCAGATACACCATTGAAGTACAGGATTGCCGTCATGATGAAGTCGTCCATCACGGATCAATTCTTCCATCCAACGCATGCCAATACTTAAAGGATTGACCTGCTGACGAACTTCAATTGCATCCAAGCCATGTGAAATCAAATCTTCAGCAAACTGTGACGCATTAAATGGGTCAAATCCGATTTCATAAAAGTTCGCATTGACATGACTTTCAACAATATCGGTGCAGATTCGACCAAAATTTGTGACGTTTCCTGGTGTCTCGATTAGATGGCCACTTTCGACCCAATCCAGATATTCATCTGGACGTTTCTGACCATCTGTTTGCCGTCTTTGATTTACGACATGCTCATTGATGTATTGATGCGCAAAAATATACCAATGCACACGACCATCAATCAGTTTCGGATACCATTTCACGAAACCTGCCAAGTCCAACTTACTTGCCAAGTCACAACCACCAAATGCCACACTTCCTTTGAAATGATCTTCAGTGACGTTTGGATCTGCCAGCAACTCCCATTCACTTGATGCAATCCAGCTGTCTGCACCTTGTACCCATTCATTGAGACTTTTTTGTCTGAAGCGGCTTTCTTCAGCTGCTGTTTTGATCTTGCTATATTTGTCTTTCAGGTACCCATTATCAAAGGCAATCCCCATACTCGGATTGGCTTTTGGCCATACATCAGGATTTCGCCAATCGTCATTTTTATCAATGGTGAAAATGATGCCGAAATAACGCTCCAGCTTATCCTTGCCATAAAGAATATCGACAACTTTGCAACGCTCACGCCAACAGACACCAATTTTGCTACTGCCTGCCGTGGTAATCCCTAAAATCAGAGGCTCAGTACGGGCAATGACTCCATCGGCAATAATGTCGTAAGTGTCAGAATCCTTATGTGCATGGATTTCATCCAAAATACCGCAATGGACGTTTTTACCGTCCTTACTGCCGTCCTTATCCGTTGCTAATGGCTTAAACTTGGAGTTGTCATCACCGACCCGAATTTCATATTGAGTCGTCGCCACACCAAAATGTGCCTGAAGCTCTGGATTGAAGAGCACCATCTGTTTGGCATCTTCCCAAACGATTTTCGCCTGGTCATAGTTTGCAGCTGCTGCATAAACTTCAGCCCCCACCTCACCATCAGCCACCGTCATATACAAACCAATGGCAGCAGCAAGTGTGGATTTGCCGTTTTTCTTAGAAATCTCGATATAGGCATCAGTAAAACGACGAATCCCATCATGATCTTCCCAGCCAAATATATTGCCAACGACAAAAACCTGCCAAGGATCAAGGATAAAATGCTTACGAGCTAACTTCCCTTTGACGTGGTGCAATGATTCGATGAATGAGCACACATGATTTAAACGTTCCTCATTAAACGAATAAGGAAATTCAGGATCATTTTCTTGACGTTTTAAATCATTAAGGAAGCGTTTTACCGCTAATTTTTCAAATTTTCCCGCAATTCGTACACCAGACTGCACATCTTTGCAGTACTGGTGCATGATTTCTAAGTAATTTCGTTCATTCATGATTTTCTACGCACAGAAAAACCACTGTAAGCACCTTCAGGCTTTTGTGGCTGAGCACCATCAAGTGGAAGTCCAAGCTGTTGACTTTGATCAGTCTGAGCACCGCGCATCCCACTTCGAGAAGCTGGAGTCAGACCAAATTCTTTAGCCAGACGTAAAATATCGTCATGCAGTCGATTTCGTAATGTGAACCAAACTGATTGGACCTTAAATTTGTTCGGAGTCGTGTCAACGTAGTCATCGACTGTCTGCAACTTGGCCAAAACAGCTTCATAGTCAGAAATATTTCGGCAGAGCAATGTAAACGCAGCTCCATCCACTTCACTGAGCAAACCAACTTCAACAAGCTTTGGTCCCAAATCTTCCCAAACTGCATTTGCAACTTTGGTCAAGCCTGCAGGCTTAGGCGGGATTTTCGCCTTTACTGCTACTTTCGGTTGCAGCAGATCTGATCCACTGCGGAATGTGAAATCTTTGTCAGTCATAAATCACCTCTGATACCCCCCTCCCTTTCGATTTTTTCTCACGGAGAGAAAATTTCATGGGGGGGCGGTCTTTATCGGGAGGTCGGTTTTGACTTTTGACCCCATATCCCCTAAATAAAATTTGAAATTAAAAATCCCTGCCGTTGCTGACAGGGATTCGAAGTGTCGTTTGCTATGGCCAACTTATGCGTTAATGGCTTGCCGTCACCAAAGTAAAATCCATCTCATACCCGCCTTAACTCAACATCCTGTCAAGTAAATAACTCTCATGAGCTTTGCTTACAGATGAGCGTGCCGTCTATTCCGAGCTGTCAACATTGAGACTAGCTAACGTGTGCAGTCTCAGTATGTCTTTTGAAATGAATGAAGTGCAGCTGCTGTATCTTCATGCCACTAGATACTTCAAGAATCTTTTCATTAATCACATCGAGTACTTCCCATCGATCCTGATCAGTACAACCAAGACGACTAAGGATCACATCGTTTGTAATCGTTAATACATCACCAACTTTGAATGGACTTTTACGTTCAGGATCATTCACTGCTTTAGTAGCTACTGGCATCCAAGCACCGCGATCTTCTGATGCAGTCTTAATGTTATGGTGTGTTTCACATAACGGTTGCCAGTTTGATTTGTTCCAGAACAGATCTTTATCACCCTTGTGTGGAATGATGTGATCGACCACTGTTGCTGGCATCACATAACCTTTCTTACGGCAATCCACACACAATGGATTTTCCAACAAGAATTGATCACGATGTTTTTTCCACTCGGCATCATAGCCACGTTGATGTGCAGTCCCGCGATCACGATCACGTTGCTTCACTCGGCTCTGATGTTTGTCGCAATATCCTTTGTTCGATGCAAAGTCTTTACATCCAGATGATAGACATGGACGCTTAGCTTTCTGTGGTGCTTTGTTCATGTTTCACCGGAGTAACTTTGATGGAACGTTTAATAATTAATTCACGAAGTTTCTGTGTTGCTTTCAGTTGAATGATCTTGTCCACTGCATGAAGCGCTGTGAGCAATACCATTCGACGTTTAGGCATCTGCACTGAGATGCGAACGATCATCTGATTGTTTGCCATGCGGTCATCCTTAAAAAAAAGACTGTATGCCCTGCCCCGCGCCTGACATACAGCCATAAAAAAAGAGCCTCTGGGGAGAGACTCTTAAGAACTTACAGCGCTTTAAATACAGTTTTGCATTGTGGAGAAATGTAGATTAAAACTGTCGCACCTGTCAATACCAAAAATACCTTTTTAGTAATTTAATCTTTAAATTGGTATTTTATTTTACTTGAAATCTTTTTGATTTCATCTTCAAAAAGACCTTTGTACTCATTGACTACTTGATTGAGCTTACGCTGAACTCGATCTTTACTCACACCACCAATGACAGCTCTGTTACGAACTGAAGGCTTATAACTACCAGGTACTTTACTTAATTCAACAAGGGCAATAAAAATCGAAATTTCTGTGTCTTCAGAGAGATCTGCACGCTTCATCGCATTCAATTCAGCTTGAATATGTTTTGTAGTTACCTTGATTTGCTCAATAGAGTTTTGGCTCATTGCACAAATATTCAATAGAGACTGCTGGATGCTGGTCAAATTTGCATAACTCAATGCAACACAAACATCCTGTGCAGTCATAGAGCCATGGCTACCACCACCGATTGCATCGAAATTTGTAGTTTTAGGATTTAACAAACGCAAATATTTTTCCATTTTGTTGTCCTTTTTAAATTTTGTGAATGATGTGAATGATGTGTGAATGATTAATCAAAAAAGGTTCACATAAATTTTTATTAATTATTAATGCTTTATAAGCATTTTTAAAAAATGTGAATGATGTGAATGGTTTTAATGATTTTCTACGTGTGAGAGAAATCCTTTTTTTAATGTTTTTAAGGACAGAAAAACATAAAAGTGAAATTATCTTTACGCGCGCGCACGCATGCAAATGGTTCACATCATTCACATGGGCATAATTACTTAATGATTTCAGTATGTTGGCGTGTGAACCATTGTAGGAAAATGATTCACACAAAGGTTCACATGGTTCACATGGCATGCTTATTTTAGATATTGCCATAGCCCACAACCTCTGGAGTACCATCGAGACTATCTTGAAATTCTTCAACTTGCAACCCCAACCAATCCTGCTCTTTCTTATCATCTGGCTTAACTCCAATAATAATAATTTTATTCTGGCCACTCTTCTTCATACCTTTCCAATGTTTGGCTTTTTCACTAGGTATAAAGCCATGCTTACGTCCTTCCCCTATGAATCGCTTCATACTGATTGGATGCTCACCTGTCTTTTTAGTCCATTGAATAAATGCTTGATAGAGCTGTTCGGATTTGCACGAGATAAAGAATAAATGCTTGATAGAGCTGTTCGGATTTGCACGAGATAAACGGATACTTCGTCTCGCCATTTTTCCAATCCGTATAGAACGTATCGAAGCCTGGACGTGAATAGTCAATCAAAGCTTTTTTAGCCTTGGTTATTGGTGGCTTTGTGTGACCATTAAAATCACCTAGATCCATACCCATGAGCACAGTGAAGAAAGCACGAATACCTTCAGAATTGATTTCTTGCATCACTGCTTCATACAATTTACCTTCCAAAGCTTTAGTCGGATTAAGGACAAGGAAGCGTCTGTCTTTTTCTTCAATAGGCAGTGGCTGCGTATTGTTAGATAAAAATACTGTGTTTAAGTGATTATCCATTTCCCAACCACTGACAAACTTTTTACTGACATACAAAGTCTCACCAGTGATCAAATGCTTAATCATCCCCATCACGTTATGCTTTTTCTTGTTATCTACAATTTCCTCAAACAAACCGAAAAGTTTATTTTCAATCCATTCGTTATAGTTAGAATCCAGCTGCTGTTGGCCAACAGTTGTGTGATAGTCGCCATAAATCTTTTTAAAGATTTTACCGAACAATAATGATTTACCCGCGCCCTGAGTATCACCATGCATGAGTACACAAGTCGCCATTTTTCCACCCATATTCTGAAGCGGATAAGCTAACCATTTAAGCAGGAACATGACCGCTTCTTTTTCATGACTGCATAAATGATGAATCAAACTAATAATGCCAGGACATATTTTTGCAGCATCCTGTACAGAGATTTGAGCACCATTCGCATCACGTAATACATCCAACGGCAATCCATTAAACATATTGATATAATTTTCATCTAAGTCATGAGAGCAAGTCGGATCAAAGATCAAATTACGGTGATAGATTTGTTTACGTACTGGAGACTTAAACCATAAATCATAGATATTTGGATATGCCTCTTTTATCGCTTTGTTAAGCCAACGTTCACGACGATTAATATTCCAAGATTCTTGAGTACCCGCCAAAATAACAAAGTTATCTAATAATTCCTGAATAGTGGCTGCATTCGCTTCATCCATATGATTACGGAATACATCCTGTGAAATCACTTGGCGTTTAGCAGACCATAGCTTGAAGTACTTTTGGCTAATCAGTGCGATAAAAGCAGTTTTTTTCATAACTGTTTTTTGCTCGCTATCCCAAATTTCAGTTTTACCTTCAACTAAAAAATAACGATTCAGATAACCTTGCAGCAAAACCTCATTGATTTCAGGTTTCTGCTTACTTTCAACAGGTGCATCATTTTCTTGCGAAATACTCCCCTGCACCCCTTCAAAAACAGCATTACTTTCCATTTCATCCAATGTTTGACCCTGAAAATTGTGGGCTTCATTTATTGGGGGTTCGGGGGAAAACTGCAAAGAAGAAATAGCAGAATTAATCTGTTTGCTTACCTCTTCTAACCCGCAAACAACATGCAAATCATTGAAGTCCGTATAAGCTTTGGAATTCATGCGATAGACTCCTGAACTTGCGTAAAATCAGGCAGAATCACTATGCCACCTGTAATTGATTGTGCTTCTTGGGCATATTTAATACCTGTATCTTCTTTAGCACTGTCATCATCAGCGCAGTAGACAAACACGGCTTTTGGGTATTTTCTGCGTAATGCTGCACCAACTTTGGGTAAATTATTTGCCACAAATGACAGTGCCACAGGATGACCCGTTGCCATGTGAATAGACATACCGGTTGCATAACCTTCCGCGATGCAGATGATGTGAGCGTCATACAAATCAGGCTGTACTTCACCGATCATAAAGAAGCACCCACCAGTACGACCTCCAGCATCAGTAATAAAAAACTTTTGGCCATCTGGTGTGATTGTTTGCACATTCCACATTTTGCCGTGCTCATCGTATGCAGGAATTAGTAAATTTCCGTCATGTGTAACTTTAATATTGGGATCTTTATCAACCTGCTTTTCTTTTAAGTACAAGCTGAAATCGCCTATATATGCTCCACGCCAAATGCCTTCAGCTTTACGAGCGATCTGCTCCTGCATCTTCAATTCACGTTCACGCTGTTCTTTATCACGGATTTCTTTTTCTTTACGCCAACGAACACGGTCTTCTTCTGTGATATTGGATGTAGCATCTAAACCAACGATAGCTGCTACTTCTGATAGAGCTTCTGGAAATGTCAATCCTGTCACTTTTTGAATTAAACTGATGCCATCACCAGCTCCACAGTGCTGACAGATATAATCACCATTTCCATTTTTATCGTCATAGCGGAAGCGATCACGGCCACCGCAGGCTGGACATGGCGTTTTTTTCTTAAATCGCACATCGATATTGAATCTTGGAAAAATCGTATCAGCCCAAAGGCCTTGCGCTTTGGCTTTTACATCATCCAATTGGAATCTAGGCTTTACCATTACGCCACCTGCTCACGTTGTTTTTTGACCATCGCAAGCAAAGATGTCGCCACTCGAACAAGATCCAGTACTTCCTGGTAAATCTCATCCTCTTCCAGCTTGGTGATCCGACCATCTGCAACAGCATTGGCAATAGATTGAGCTAATTCACCCTGTTCTTGTGCAAGTGCACCAACCTTACTGATGTAATTTGAATGTTCTAAATCTTCTGTTATTTCGGGAAACTCAAACCAACCCGCATTGCCGTGAATAGCACAAAGACTGTCCATGATGCCTGGATCACGAGTTTCAGCGAGCACGGCTTCAAGGTGATAAATATTGGCTTTATGTGTTGTCGTAGTCGGACACAATGAATTGCGAAATGTTGTGATATTCCAGCAGTTCTTTTCAGCAATATGGGCCATTAATGAATGATCTGTTTCACTGTAAACAGCAGCACGAAGAGCCATCGACAGCGGTAAAACTTTCCGATTTTTCTTAACCATGATTTTAATCCTGTCTAATAATCGTATTTATTTGAGAAAAAGCTGTCTAAGCTGTCTTCAAACCGTAGAACCAAAGCACAAGGTCTTTGAAAGTGAATGCCCCATTGCTTTCCTGAGCGAGTATTTGCATAAACTGCTTGTTGGGGATCTTGCGACGATGCTTCAGATGCGTGAACAAATACTGTGGAGAAGTACCAACACGTAAGGCGTAGTCTTCAAGACCACCATCTTTATGTAATTGCTCGATGAACTCATTGAATGGAGTACACATTTCAACAACCTTTTTGGTATTCGTTTTGAGTAAAATACCTTTTCGGTATTTTTTAATCAAGCCCCAGATTAAAAATAAATTACCTTTAAAGCTGTTTTAGTTGTTTTGAAGGGTATTTTTTCGGTCAATGTTTTAGCTGATAATACCTGCCAAGTAAGTACGTAAGTAAGTAAGTCACCACTGACTGAAATTTCCACCTGGAGATAAACCTGATGTTATCGGTTAAAGAAATTAGAAAAAGAAATACATTAGAGTTGCTCGAATTTTTTGAACGTAAAGAGTTTGCTACTTTTGTTGGAATTGAATATACCCTTTTAAATCAATATCTTTCTGCAAATGCTCCCAAAAACATTGGCAACAACAATGCTAAGAAAATTACGGATGCTTTTAATGTCCCTGAAGGATGGCTTGACCACGAACATACCAAAGCTGAAGTGTTCAGAGTTGCCTATAATTCAGGTAAGGCGACAAAGAATGTCGCAGATAACCTAAAAAATACCAATTTAGTTGCTGAACCCTCTTCCGTTACAACCGAAAATGGTTATAGAATTTTGAATATTAAGAATTCAATCAAAATTCAAAAAGGAGAGGACTTGGAAATTTCAGAACTGCCTACGGCTAAAAGTTCTATTTTTGTTTCACCCACAGTTGAATCACCAATTGCTTTTGAAGTGACAGGAAGTGGCTATCCTAAACCTTATAAAGTCGGTTTCGTTTTTCTGTGTGATGCTAAAAAAATCATTGAATCTGGGGATGATGCTGTTCTTATTACGATTCAAGGAGAGATCGTTTTAGGGGAATTTTTATTTGAACGTGACGGAATCATGGACATCGAAACACTTGATGGTGAACGTTTGAGTTTAGATAGAAATAACATTAAAAATATTTTGCCAATCGTAGCGTTTTACCCAGCTAGCCAAAAACAACCTATCAAAGATTAATTTAGCCCAATAAATACCAGAAACCACTCCACGGAGTGGTTTTTTGTTGTCTAAACAACCTTAAAACATACTTAAAATATTCTTTTGTACAATTATTTTGTATCTTTTCTGCATAAAAATACCTTTTTAGGCATTTTAATTACTTTTTAGTATTGACAAAAATACCCATTAAAAAATATCCTTTTGGTTGTCATTGTACCTAAAAGGTATTTTTTAATGAAAAAAAGTAATTTTGAATCAATCATCATCAAACGCCTTCACGCTGAAGATTTCGCTCAGCCAGCAAAGATCAATCTTTTTGCTCGTATCTGGAGAAAGCTATGTGTCGTGAAAACAGCATGAACCAGATTAATGCAGCTATCGAAAATTTACTTAATGCACTTTCAAGCGCTGCATTACTCGATGCTCAATCTCAAGCCCTAGCGTTCATTCAAGCAGCTTTTGAAGCTGAAGAACTAAGTCAAATTGAAAAACAGACTTTGGAGAAAAAAGTACGTCGTATTTACCGAAACCAACTTATTGAGGAATCAGCATGAATCAGCACCCATGCCAGGATAAATGTCCAAATTTCACGGATGAACAGTGCTGCCATTGCCTGATTGCTGAAGTTGAGCAGCCTGAGCAAGAAGGCTGTGAACATCACCCATCAAAATGCTGCGAATGCATGCTTAAAGAAATTGATGAAGAGTATTTGAGCTATTTGTCTGATGAAGAAAAACATTTAAATGCAGCACTAAAAGCTGTGGAGTATGTGTCATGAATGAATATGCACTGTTTTACATTATTGCTTTTATGTTCGTTTTCTCTGTTTTTATTGTCTTAAAAGCGTATGAACATCAACTCAAACTCAAGCGAAAACAAGATGCATTGAAGCAGCTGCTGGAGAACGACGATGCTGCAATTCACTGATTTAAACCACACTAAGCACATTATCAATATGAGCAATGTGAACAACGTGGTGATCCGTAATAACAATGGTGCGCATGTGATTACTTTTCACATGCCTGGTCAGCATGTGGTACCTGCAACCGTTGATGTAAAAACGGCTGAACGTATCTTCAAGGAACTAGGGGAATTGAAGTGAAAGGTAAATTTGCTCCAGTTATCAACACGTACACGATGCTTGTGTTGCGCTACATGTCTCCAGTGGTACCGCTTGAAAATGTGGTTGAAGACTACTTGAGCCACATGTCACTTGAAATTGCCAAACGTAAAGCAGTGAAACAGGAATTACCGTTTCCTGTGATCCGTTTGGGCGAAAAACAGAAAGCATCTTGGATGGTCAATTTGCATGATCTTGCTGTGTATATCGATCAGCAAACTGCATTGGCCCAGCACGATCATAAAGCCATGAATGGTGAACAGTATGCACACTAATTTAGACCATGACGTTTTTATCAAAAAGGGCAAATCCATTGCCCTTGCTCAACAAGTCGACGACTTCCTGAAGGCTCAGGGCAAATCTGAACCAGATCAGATTCCATTTGGTCAC